CTCCTCGACTTCACCGACCTTCTGGAAATGATTGTGGTGCAGCCCGAGCGCCTACCATCCCTTGAAGTGCTGATTGTTGACGAAGCACAGGATTTGTCCCGCCTGCAGTGGCAGCTTGTTGAATCCCTCGCTAAAAAATCGAAACGGGTATTCCTCGCCGGAGACGACGATCAAGCAGTGTTCACTTGGGCAGGTGCAGATGTCAAGAGCTTCTTGTCATTTGAGGGCCAGATCACCGTCCTTGATCAGTCCTACCGCGTCCCATCAATAGTCCATAAGCTTGCTAACAAAGTTGTGCAGCAGATTACAGAGCGCCAAGAAAAGGAATGGAAGCCTCGCGATTACGAGGGCTCCGTGATGACCTACTACCGGTTTGAAGATGTGCCCATTGATGACGGCCAATGGCTCATCATGGGCAGCACCAACTATCTTTTAAATCCTATCCATGAATGGCTCAGGGCCTCTGGAATCCTTTTTGAGCGCTCAGGGGTACCAAGCCTTAGCCTAACCCTTTTAAAAGCCGTACAGGCATGGGAAAAGCTGCGCAAAGGGGCGTTCCTGTATGGCGATGAGATCAGCAACGTCTACAAGTACATTGGCGCTGAATACATCACCAAGGGCTACCGCACTTTCAAGGGCGAGCCCCTCCTTGAATACAGCATCAAGGACCTGCAGAACAGCTTTGGCCTTCAGACCGATGCAATCTGGCATGAAGCCTTGTCCCGCATTACCGAAGACAAGCGTTTTTACCTGACTGCAGTTCTGCGCCGCGGAACTAAGCTTTCAACCATGGGCCGAATTAAACTGTCCACGATCCACGGAGCCAAGGGCGGGGAGGCGGATAATGTGCTGCTGCTCATGGACCTCTCACCTAGGTTTGCAAAAGAGTACGCAACCAACGGTGATAACGTTCACCGGCTCTTTTACGTAGGGATAACCCGCGCTAAAAAGGCATTGCATTTAGTTTTACCCAAACATATTGAAAAAGGCTTCAAAATATGAAAAAAACAATACCCCTTTTTCCCACCCCCACTGAATGGTTAGCTCCAGAAGTATTCCCCAACCTGTCTACAGCGAAAGAAATAGCAATTGATCTTGAAACATGCGACCCCAACTTGGAATCCATGGGCCCGGGATGGCCTCGGAACGACGGTTTCGTTGTCGGCTACGCCATTGCCGTCGATGGATGGTCTGGATATTTTCCGGTGGCGCATCAGGGTGGTGGAAATCTGGACAGACGAAGAGTGGAGAGATGGCTCACGGACGTATTGGCTTACCCTTCCGATAAGGTTATGCATAACGCCGCCTATGACTTGGGGTGGCTACAAGCAAGTGGTTTTAAGGTCAACGGACGGATCGTTGATACCATGCTCGCTGCCCCAATTCTTGACGAAAACCGCTTCAGCTACGCTCTCAACTCCTTGGGATTCGACTATCTACAAGAAGTCAAGTCAGAGCAAGGGCTCAAACAAGCCGCTGCGGACTTCGGAGTTCATCCAAAAAAAGAACTTTGGAAACTACCCGCCATGTATGTGGGAGAGTACGCTGAGCAGGATGCAGCGCTCACACTGAAACTGTGGCAAGCCTTCAAGATCCGCATGCGTCAGGATGAAGTTGAATCCATCTTCAACCTCGAAACAGAAGCCTTCCCTGTCCTGCACAACATGACAAGCCGCGGCATTCGGTTTGATCGCCCCAAATGTGAGCAGCTAATCAACCAGTTGATCGCCCGTGAGAAACAAATCCACAAGGACCTCAAGTCCCTCATCGGATCCAATGTCGATATCTGGGCCGCACAAAGCATCGCCCTTGCTTTTGACAAGCTTCATTTGCCTTATGCAAAGACCGAGAACGGCCAACCAAGCTTTACAAAAGGCTTCTTGGATGGTTGTGAGCATCCGATTGCCAAGATGATTGTGGAGGCGCGCGAGACCAACAAAACGCACAGCACCTTCCTGCAGCCGTACCTTAACTTCAGTGCCAAGACAGGGCGTATCCACCCGCACGTCAACCAGATGCGCTCAGACGATGGCGGCACCGTTACAGGACGTCTGTCCATGGCCAATCCAAATTTGCAGCAGGTCCCTGCCCGCCACGAGATCATCGGCCCCATGGTGCGCAGCCTGTTCCTTCCCGAAGAGGGCGAAATGTGGGCATCCAATGACTTCTCCTCACAGGAGCCAAGGCTCTTGGTTCACTACGCCTCCCTCCTCGATTTACCCGGAGCCGACAAGATGGTGGACGCCTACCAGAACGACCCCAACACCGACTTTCACCAGATGGTTGCCGACATGGCCGGCATCAACAGAAAAGCTGCCAAAACCATTGGACTTGGCCTGATGTACGGCATGGGCAAGAACAAACTGTCCGCGCAGCTTGATTTAAATCTTGACGAAGCGTCGGAACTTATTGATAAGTTCCACCAGAATGTTCCGTTCCTCAAAGGCACGGTGAACGCCGTCATGAAACGGATCGAGCATCCCGCGTCCAACGGATCCATCCGCACCCTTCTTGGACGCAAGTGCCGGTTCCCACTTTGGGAGCCGATGGAGTGGGGTGTCAATAAAGCGTTGCCTCGTGAGCAAGCCGTCATGGAATACGGCCAACGGATCAAGCGCGCAGGCACCTACAAAGGATTGAATCGTCTTATCCAAGGGTCTGCTGCCGACCAGACAAAGGCAGCAATGGTTGCGTTAGCGCGGGAGGGGATCATGCCCATGCTGCAGGTTCACGATGAACTGGCATTGAGCGTCAAGACAAAGGAAGAAGCGCAGCGTGCAGCAGAAATTATGGCAACGTGCGTCAACATGCAAGTCCCCAGTCGGTGCGATGTGGAAATCGGACCAAGCTGGGGAGAAGCAGAGTAATCAGCGGATCCGGCCGTTGAGGCGGTCCGCCACCAATTGCGCGTAGCCGGCAATATCTAACCAATGGTCAACCACATCAGGATTGCCGTTGATGATGCGGCCAATCTTGTGGATGATCATGTCCAAGGACTCCGCCTGATCATGTGCCAACGTCTTGTCACGATTGCTCAAGGCATTCTGTACAACACGTTTCAACATCTGCATGACTTCAGCGCCCTCGATGAACTTGCCGTAGTCCACGGCCCGAGCGTCAAGGGTTGCGTCCACTTCCGGCATTGGCGGCATCTCAGGCGGCTGCCACGGCTCGTCGTACATCTCAATCTCCAATGGTGCGCTGCCGGCAGCGCTCTGCTGTGCCGGAGCAAGGGAGGCAAGTTGCTCATTCCTTTTAGGGAATACAAAGCCTTTCTTCTTCATGGCATTGCGCAGAGCATAGACAGATTGTTTGGTCATGCCAAACCGGAATGCTATCTCGCCAACTGAGGTAGCAGGATGGCTTTCCAAAAACGACTGAGCGCGTTTGGTTTTAGATGGGAATTTACGTTTAGTTGCTTTCATTTCCGACTTTCTTGGTTGTTAAAAACTTCATAATATTTCTTAGGCATGGGTGCCTTCTTATCTAACAGGGCGCGCAGCCACTCTGCGCCGCCTAATTGGTTGAGAATCATCCACTGTCTATCAGACATCCTCACTTGTCTTCCGATCAGTGGCTCGGGTGGTTTGGGTCTTGGCATGTTCTAATAAATTCCTTGTCGTTACTCGTTTGGTCCAACAGCAAGCGCAAATCCACCTTGCTGCACTCATTTGTATTCCACCTTCCGGTGGCCGTTTCTCTTCGCATTTATTACAAAGTTGTAATTGATGGACATGCTGCTTGCTTCCAAGCTGCAGGTGATGACTAACAAAGCTCACGATTTCATGTTCCTCACGTAAACCGCAAAGCTTGCGGTTGTATCCCCGCCATTCTTCATAGCCTCAAAATCTTTAGCCACCTCCTCCAAGGTGTCGTTGCGAATCTTGTTGGTAACAGGGTCAAGTTGTTTCATGATCATTTGCCTTTTGCGCCAACCAAGGGCGCGTTCCCATACGTTCAAACTGAATTTTGATTCAATAACTTTTACGTCTTCTGGTGTGTGTGTTCTTTTCATTTGTCTTCCTTCAACTTCTCGTTTGCCAGTTCCATCATGCGTCGGTAGATTTCAGGATCTTTCTCTTTAAGCCGCCCCAAAAACAGTGGCAGCCATGTTTCATCAGTCGGCAAATTGCGCATCAACTCACCTAGTTCTTTGTATGTGGTCATGTGTTGCGCTCCTTCAGCTTGGCTTCAATTGCTCGGTAAATATCTTTGGTGTCATAAGTTCCCATGAGCCGAACTTTGACCGCCCTGTGTAAAGCATCAAGCTCATCATCCGTCAGCCCTACCCATGTGCGCTGTGGATACAAAGGCAACACCTGACCCAGTGGTGTAAACAGAGGGCTGTCTTTGTCTGTGCTGACCGCGCCGTTAGTTGGGTCATACCATGCGATGGGTTTCATGCCTTCTCCTCAAACTCGTCCTTTATCTTCTGACGATTGATCATGGCCTGCATGGGATCGACATCACCCATTAGCACATCAAGCAACAAACGATCTATAGCCTTCAATTGCTTTTCCAATGCCGCGTTCTTGGTAACAAACTCACCACAAGCGGCAACATATGGCCGCAGCAGTTCTAGTTCTCTTTGTTCAGTCATAACTATTCCTTCCCAACTCTTCAAAATAAGTAGCAGCATCCATCTGCACCTGAAAAATCACATCCGGATGCAAAACCCCGCTCAAGTCCACAGTGCTGTTAGGCAAGAACACCGAAACAAGAGTCCATACCTCAGGGTAGTCCGGCTCCAACTTCATCCCAGATATCGGCTCAATCGAGCCAATCTCTTCGGGCTCGTACTCAAACAAACACCTGAGCCTCAAACCCAACTCATCACATTCGTACAAAAACTCATACTGATTGCTCATCTGTTACCCCACAGTCAAAATTATTAAAAAACCGATAATCACCGAACAAATCGTCACAGGCCACAAGGGCACAGGACGATGGATCGAGGACCATCCCATCAAGGCTGCCTGAACAAGCTCCTCGGAACTCGTCATCGCAGGAGGCTTTGGTTGATACAGCAGCCCTATCTGTACTTTGCCAGTGTTAAAAGGCGTTACACGCCCGTTTGTGCGGTCAATAGAGATGGATTCATGCGCATTAGTGATCATAAGAAGCTCCCATTTCTTTCTTGGTCTTCATCGCATCACTGTACGCGTGCTCAAAGCCTTCCAAAAACTTCTCCAACGGCACCTCCAACTCAGCAGTCAAAATGGCTGAAGAGACAAGGCACGCGAACCACGCGTCAGCAGGCTTGACAAAAGTATTGGAGCAGAAGTTAAGCAAAGTCTGCGCATCGTCCATGATCTTTTCGATCTCTTTATCCGGTGTCTCCGGTAATTTACCCATATCACTATCCTTTCTTTGTTAATGAAGTTTGTCAGCGTTTTAGCAATGCTGACAGGGTTATTATTAAAGCATACGCAAGTTATGTCAATTACTTAAAGTGGCCTATTTCTTAGGGGTTTTCCCTTGGTTTTGGGGTTTTAGTGTGGCACATTATTGTACTGGGTGGATGTACAGTGGAGGAAGAGACACTTACCAAGGACCGCGGACCGAGGGTCAAAAGGGGTGAAAATGGCTCAAAAAGTAATACTAAGGTTTAGGTGCTATAGACCTTTTAGGGGTAAGGTATGTTTTTTTTTTTATTTTTGTGAGATTTGACGTAATAGACGTAATGCCGTAAGAAGTGAAAGAAATCAACACGTTATGAGCATTCGGCAAATTACGTCTGGAGATTCAGTGTAATATTTCTAGGGGGGCTCCGCGAGATGAAAAGTGAAAAAATAAAAACACACTACACCCTCCAAAAGTTCTATAGGGAGCCCTGATTGCTTTTGTTGGTTGACTCTTGGGGCGACACGCGATATACTCGTGGTAGTTCTTTTACGGGAGTTAATGATGGTACACATTGATCAGGGAATAGCCCTGCCAACCAATCGATCCAAATATCCTTTTGGGGATATGGAAGCAGGCGACAGCATACTGTTTGGCATCCGCAAGCAGGCTGAGAGTTGTCGTGTGGCTGCCCTTCGCTTCACACGTGTGCATCAGCCCAAATGGGTGTTCACGCTGCGCAAGGTGGACAATGGTTGGCGCTTGTGGAGAATCAGCTAATGGCCAAGAAAGACGTCTATAACGTTCCACCGGTTATGCCTGACAAGGCGCGCAAGCGTATGACCACAGAAGTGGCCCCGTTGCGGCAGCAGCGCAGGAAGCTAACACCTAAAGAATGGACCTTTGTTACCGAGCTTGTGAGTGGTGATGGGCGGGTGACCATGAAAGAGGCAGCCATAAGGGCCGGATACAAGTCCACCAGCGCTTCTGTCATGGCTTGGAAGCTTACCCACCCTGACATCAATCCGCACGTTGTAGCGGCCATTCAGGCTTATCGTGCTGAGTTGGCATCCAAGTACAACACATCCTACGAGCGCCACATGCGAGATTTGCAGACCATTCGCGATAAAGCTTTGGATGCCGGTGCATTTGCTGCAGCCGTCCAAGCAGAGTATCGTAGGGGCCAAGCCTTGGGAACGATTTATGTGGAGCGCAAAGAGATCCGCCATGGCACGATTGACAGCATGAGCAAGGAAGAGGTACAGCGCAAGCTTGATGAGCTTAAAAAGCTGTATGGTGGGCCTCCACCCACTGCCTTGATCGATGCGGACACTGGAGTGGTGATTGAAAGTGCAGCAAGAGAAAAAGACCCCGATTTCGACGCGGGAGTGGAGCAGCCTCCGCCTGACATCTTTGAGCAGGATTTGGGGGGATCAGATGACACCTGAAGCTAGGTTTTCGGCTAGGGTGAAAGCCGGCCTTGTCAACTGCAGCATTGAACGCATTGAGAATCGTGTGAACCTTGGCATTCCTGACATGTTGGTGGGTGTCGGGGAATACTTTGTTTTGATGGAATTGAAAGTGGTGGCCAAGGGGTTAAAGGTTGGGCTGCGGCCACATCAAATTGCTTTCATGACTCGGCATGCTGCCAAGGATAGGCCTTGCTACATTCTTGTGCTCGACATGGGTAACACACTACGCCCCTCGACCATTCGTTTGTATGAGGGGAGCGATGCTATGAAATTGGCTGCAGAGGGCATAAAGCTTGAGCCCCTTCGCTGTTGGCCTTCGCGTGGCATGCCATGGGGGGAACTAGAGGAAACCCTAGGTTTAGTAAAATAAATGTAAATAAGTGTTGCAAGGTACAAAAACCTTGCTATACTGGCGATGCCGGTGCTTGATCCGGTGCTTAGAAAGGATAGAGAAATGGTAGATCAAAATGCTTTGTCGTCCGCCTTGTGCGACATGATTGACGTTCGCAATGCGTTGTCAAAAACAATGAAGAATCGTCCTAAGGACAATGACGGAACTGAAATCACAATTGGTATGTGCCTTGATGACGTTATCTTGTTTTTGGAATCATTAGAAGAGGGGGAAGCAGAATGAAAACGTATAACGTGCGAATGCGCTTCTATCAGTACTACTACGCGACTGTGCAAGCTAAAGATTTTGACCAAGCTACGGAAAAAGCAAAAGCCCTTGGGATAGAAGACTGCAAGCTAGAAAATTATGTAGAGTGGGAAGTGTATTCAATTGAAGAAAAAGTGCCGCGCGACCTTACCGCAGAAGAGCAGGCTTTTGTTGAAGCATATTTGAGTGGTGTCGCTGTTGCCCCTCGCGAAGACGTCATTCGTTTTTTACGTGCGGACAGTGAAGAGCGCAGCAGCCGCGAGTTTTACGATTCAATGTCTGATGTATATACATCGATTTGCGATGCCAAGGAAGTATGGTATGCCGCGATGCAATTTGCAAAGGAGGATACAAAATGATAGTGTCTGAATTAATGGCTGCGCTCGCTGAATTGCCGCAAGATTTGCCCATCATAATTTGGGACGCCGGCGACCGAGTAGGGCTTGCTTATGTTGACGATAGCTTTATTGACGATGAAGATTACCCGCGCCTTGAGTTGAACACCGACCGCGACGATTAACCCAGAAAGGATAAAAAATGCCAATTTATAAATATGACGTGTGCTTTCCCAATTCCCAGAGTGTGATCCGCACCTTCCCTTCCCTTATTCGCGCTCGTGACTTTATGCGCGTTATGTCGGCCGATGACTTGCCTTTTTTGGTTATGCCATGGGACGAAAACAGCATGCCCTTAATTGTTAGAAGACAGAAAAAAACAAAAAAATATCACACACAAAAGGCCGTAAAGCTTGATATAATTGGTCCCTCACAACAGAAAGGATAGAGATGAAAAATTATCAACGCACCCATAAAGATTTTTTCTTTTCCTGCGCATATCTCCGGCACACTTACGGGCTTTCAATTGTGCCCCTTGAGCACATAGAAAAGTGGCTTAGTGAAAGTGAAATTCAAGATTTCACTGTTGCCTATATGATGGGCTCAGAGCTTTAATCCAACCACAGAAAGAATAGCAAAATGTTAAAAACAGTCAGAATCAGCGCCAACAGCAAAACCGGCCCAATAGCAGTTACTTATCGCAGCGGCGAACATGAAACCTATGGCACGTGCCCGACTAGCTGCAGCCTGCACCCGAAAAGTGAAACCGGCACATCACAAATTGATAGCGATTATTTACAGGCCGTTTTTGATAGTGTCCCGCGTGGTGGCCAAGCTTGGACCTATTCGCATTTCACGGCCGAAGCGCTCCCCTTCCCTCAGCCAAATAAAACAGTGATAAATGCAAGCTGTGACACTACGGCCGAAGCAGTAAGAGCTTTTGAATTAGGCCGTCCGGCCGTTTATGCTGCGCCCTTGGAAACGGCCGACCAGTGGCCGCAAAAAATCCATGGTGTTAATTTTGTGCAGTGCCCTGCAGAAAAGGCCGACAATTTTAGTTGTCAGCAGTGCGGCGGTGGCCGGCCATTGTGTGCGCGTCCCTTCCGCGAATTTGTCGTTGTATTTGTTGCCCATGGCACCGGTAAGAAAAAAGTGGGAACTGATGCGGCCGGCGGGTGTTATGCTGCAAGCGGACCGGTAGCTATACAGTGGCACAACACGAGAAAAAACGGCGCGGCTAATGATGCTGCAGCGCTTCGCGAATTTGTGCGGACCCTTCCACATGGTTCCTTTTTGCGCCACCATATCGCGGGCGATGTCGGCCTAGAATTGGGGGCCGCGTGATAATTGCCGGCCTAGTTGTTTTTTTGCTGCTGTGTTGGGTGGCAGATAAATTAGACAAATAAATTGTAAATAAATGTTGCAGAGTGTAAAAATGATGTACAATCCGTGTACCGGCACAAAACCGGTATTCATTAACTTAACAGAAAGAATAGCATGGCACATATGATCGACACAACAACAGGAACAGCAGCAATAGCTTATTCAGGGTTAGCCCCTTGGCATAAACTAGGGCAGCAGCTAACAGCAGGCGCGACAATTCAGGAGTGGACGCAGCAAGCCGGTTTGGCTTATGACGTGCTTGAAAGCCCCGTTTTATTTAAAACATTGTCAACGAGTGCCCCCCAAGCATGGGCGGATCGAAAGGTTTTGCATCGGAGCGACACCGGCGCGCCCTTGGCTGTAGTTTCACGCGGGTATAACGT